GATGAGGGATTGGGCGTAGTGGTCGTGCCACTTCCCCGCTCCCATCGGGGCGGTCGTGGCGACGACGCCCTCGGAGATGAGTCGGTCGGCATCCTTCTCCCCTTCGGTCAGGTAGACGATGTCGTCCGCGGCGAGCACCTCGGGAAGGTGGTAGAGGATTGGCCTCACACCGTGGAGGTTCCAGGTCCATTGCCCTCCCGGTATCGGCCTCCGCTGTCGGAAGTCCTTGGGGTAGAACCGGACCACCTGGAAGCGGAGATTCTCTGCCTCGTCGTAGTAGTCGTAGTGGGCGACTTCCTCCCGCTTCTTGCCCTCCTCGGCGAACAGATCCTCGTCGTCGAGGCCGAGCGCATCGAGGATTGAGCGGGTGGGGCACCCGGCGTGGCAGTAGACGAGTGCCTTCCCATCCCCGTCCGTCACGTGGAGGGAAGGGTTGCGATCCTCGTGGGCGGGACACTGCGCCATCACCTCTCGGGGATTGAGGCGCTTGATCTTCTTGCCCTGCCCCTCCAGGGCGGTGATTACCCCCTCGAAGGGGCTGATATTGGTAGGCTTCACCTGTACCTCCTTGGTACTGAGAGCACGACGCACGATCCCTCGGACCATCAGCCGAGGGATCGTCTTTTCGCTCCCCGGTATAGCCGCATAGGTCCTGGCAGGAGGGCTTTCGCCTTCACAGATTTCGCGATCAGCGATCGAAATCTGGCGTGGGCTGATTTTTCAGGTTCAGCCCTTTTTCCGGGACTTTCGGGCATATTTCCGTCGGCGCAGGGTGTCTGGCTTGGGCTCAGAACCCCGTCGCCCCGGCTCCCCGACGTAGATCGTGTCCTGGCCGAGAAGTGGGCAGGGCCTCATCCGGTGTTCACGCACTGGACTTCCACAGGCGTGACACCGAGCGACACCCTGCCCACGATCATCGCTCACCGGGATTCCTCCCACTTGGCCTGAGCGACCATGGCCTTGTGACCGGCAACAGCCTCCTCGAGAGTTGGCCAACGAGTCGAAGGCAGATCGCCGTTCAGTCCGGTGCTGATCCAGAACACCATCGTCTCGAACATGCGATGGTGGCTCTCGCCGAGCCAGACTGTCGACACGTAGACGTGACCGATCTCGTCGTATCCGATCCGGCAGTAGTCGTCGTTTTCATGGAGGCGTGCCCACTCCCTCCGTCCAATCTCCTGCCCGTACTTGTCGTAGAACTTGGGCTCTTCCAATGTCATGTGGCGTGCTCCTTTGCTGCGGCCCGAATCTCTTCGTAGGGCCAGTACCGCTTCTTCCATCCGTCACGTCGAGGGAACATCTCGTAGATGCAATACCCCCGGCCCAGGTTGTGTTGAAAAGCGACCTGACCCGGCTTTATGAACGCGAGGAGAATGTCGGGAAGCTCGTCCTTGAGCGTCTGGAAAGTCTGGGTGGGCAGGGAGAAGTCGGCCACCGCATGGAACGTCGGTATGGCGGTGATCACATGCCCTACGAAGGGCAGGCCCGGCTTGTTCTCCGCACCGAAACCCGACTCGTCCTCCGAGTTGACGATCTCGGCACTCCGGTTCATCACCGGATCGACAAAGCGGGCTGCTGCCTCGATCGGCCGGGCGGCAATCCCCCGGGCTTGGAGAAACGCCGAGGTGTAGACGGCGACCGGGATGCAGTCTCCCTTCTCCTGCTCGGTCTGCATCGACGCCTTCCAGTCGATGGCCATGTTGTAGACCTGGGCGTCCCGGATTGCGGCGTCGAGCCGGGGCCGGTCACTGAGGCGCATCGGGTCGCAACCTCGGGTGCTTTCCCCGGAGCCGGTCCATCATGGCGAACGCCTGCGGGGAGGGGTGTTGGATCTCTCGCTCACCGTGGTCGGCTGCCTCGTTGCCCGAACTGAACAGCGGGACCACTGGCTCGGGGATGCCTCCTTCGGGTGGCCAGACCCGAAGCCCGGCCAACTCGAACTCGTGTCCTCGAGAGTTGTGCACAATCGCCCACCCGTTACACACAGCCTGGGGAGAAGCGTGGCAGGCGAAGGTGGCTATCGGCTGGAGCTGAGTGGGAGCGTCGAACTCCCTCAACTTCTCGTACTCGTGGGTAGCCCAGATCCCCGAAGGCACGTCACGTCGATACGGACACGCCTCACACGGAAGCGGTCTGATCTTCTTCGCCACGATCCACCTCCGGGTACTCAAAGCTCCCGTCCGGGAGCATGTGCCGACTCCAACCGATCGGCGGCTGCGGCCACGACAGGAAGGACAGAAACGCCCGCGCCGGGTCGTCGGTGTAACACCAGTGTTCCCCGAGCGAATCGGGGGTGGCGATGGCGATCCTCTTGCCGAAGATCAGATCCCCGATGACTAGGTATTTCCCGTCACCGAGGGGCCGGATGAAGTCGTAGGAATCCATCCAATTCGTATCCATAGATACCTCCTTGTGAGAATCAGAAAAGCGAGTCTTTCTGCTTCCGCTTGGACCCGCTGCGTCTGATGTCGACGCAGGTGTTGCAGGCCCACTTGCCAGTGCGACGAGCCAAATGAAGAGAATGGGTTCCGCCGACCTTGCCTCTCAGATCGACGAAACCCACTTCCTCGGGGTGGTTGGGCTTCTGTGGGGAGATGGCCTCCCCACAGAAAACACACTCCACCTTCATCATCCGGCACCTTCCTTCGCTGGCTCCTTGGCCTTGGACTTCTTCTTCGTCACCGGCTCCGTGAGGCGCTGGTGGACGTTGAAGCGACCGGCCTCGTCCATGCCCGCGTAGGCATTGAGGTCGATCAGGAGCCGTTGCATCATCGCCGTCAACGGGTCCGCAGCATTGCGGAAGTTGTTGGCGTATTCGATGAGCTCGACAATGTGGACGGTGAGCCGGCCCTTGGCGTACTTCGGGTCGACAGGCATCGACCCCTCCCTTCAGTTGGCGAGGAGCAGACGATTGCGGAAGCGCGTAGCCAGCCGGTCGGTCCCCTGCTTCTCATTGGCGATGGCGCGGAGGTGGCGCTCAGGGCCGGAGAGCTTGGTCCCGGTGCGGTCCCATTGCTCCCACTCAGTCACGGCACTCATGAAGCCGAATCCGGTGTCCCGGAAAGCGGCGTCGATGTTCGCCCTGACGGCCATGACGCCGTTCTGCGCCTGTTCCCGATTGGTCCGGGTCCGGGGGGCTATGTCCTCGTCCTCGGCAGTCGGCCACTCGGCCTCGACCAGCTGGGCTGCGTCGAGGTAGGTGACGTCTGTCTCGAGAAGTCGGGTCAGCTCCCGGTCGAACTCCTCTGACCAGGTGGTGGCCAGGTTGAGGGCACGCTGAGCCTCGGAGACTTGGATCTCCATGGTCCGGGTGTGCCGAATCCGAATCGAAGAAGTCAGCTTGGGCAGACTCCAATGGAGGGTGTTGGCGCACATCTGCTGGAAGGCCATGGTCGAGGCGAACAGCGACGTACCGCCGTCATGCCCCGTCCCGACCGCCATCACAGGCGTGACGTCCTGGCCCACGGAGAAGGCGACCTGGGAAGGGGTGAGCTTTATCAGCACCATCACCTTCTCGCCCCCATTGACCGTCACCGCAGCCACGTGATCGGGGCTGGCGAGGTCAACGAGGAGGTCGGCCCACTCGCCCATCGCTCGATTCTGGAAGGGCTGGTATGCCCCGGAAACCGTCCTGCCGGTGATCGGTCGGTCGGTGTCGGTGCGAGTGACCCAAAAGGCGTTGTCCTGAACGGCATACGCCTTGGCGTTGGGGTCGAGGTAATACGCCGGGCGCATCTCCACGTCCCAAAGGGCCCCGGCATCGTTCAACGCGGCTACTGCCGTGCGTCCGGTGCCGATCTCTTTACCAGCCATCTCCAATGCTGCTTCCTTGGCGTACTTGTCGCCAAGCATCAGCCCTCGCATGAGGGTGCGGCTCTGGGGAATTGCTGAGGAACTTATCCTCATGTTCTACCTCCTTGTGGTAGGCCGGTGGGTAATTCCCACCATTGAGCGCACACTCATGCGCCCAATGCTAGGAACTTTCAACTAGGTTTCCCAGGGGTAGGAGCGCAAGGGGTTGAACTCCTACCCCCGGAAATCTTCACCCGTCCATGCGGGCAATCTCCCGCTGTTTGTGAGTGTCGTGGGTCCGATAGGCACGGCCTACGTCCTGTGCGGAGAACTTCTTCCCGCACTGGCACTTGAGGAACACCCGGCGACGAGTGGGATCACCCCACTCCCCGACCATCGCGACGGTGTGCCCTCGGTCCTCTTTGCGACCTCGGGCGATTGGCTTCCAATCGATGGTGACTCGGGAAGTGGTCATCCTTCCTCGTCTCCACCATTGGCGAGCTTCGCACTCACGTCGATGAGGCGGGCCGGGGCACGCTCGGGATCGACAGGGGAAACTTCCTCTGCGATGATCTCGACGCGCTGCTTCCGATCGCCTGCCTTGTTCTCCCAGAACCGGCGCTGGACCTGGCCGATGGCCAGGATTGGATCCCCGACCTGGGGAATCCATGGCTCCTCGTCGCCTTCCAGCACCCATAGGTAGACCGGGATCACATCGACACGGCGGCGTGGCTCCTCAACTCTCGAGGTGATCGTGTATTCGACCACCTGAGCGCCTGAGGGAAACCCGCGCACCTTCGGCTCCGAAGCCACCCGCCCGACGAGAACCACCAGGTTCATATCGTGCATCAGTGGACCTCCGCGCCGTCGTGCTCGGGCACATGTCCGAGGAAATGCACCCACTGGTCCCAGAGCGGGATCATGTCGGACTCGATCACTTCCTCAGCGGCGAAGGCGTCCATGGCCTCATGGCTGGCCTTCGCCTGCTTCGGGGTGATGATCCACCCATCGTTCGACCCCAGCTTGGAAACCGGGATGAACGGTGTCTCGCCCTCATAGGCCAGGATCGCCAACACGTCGGGGTGAACCGAGTCGTCAGTGGTCGTCGGCCAGGGGTCGGGCCAGGGTGGGTGGGGTGTCGAGTCCAGAGCGCCGCACTTCTCCATGGCCTCCACCAACGGCCCCATGCCGAAGATGTTGACCCGGAAGTAGGCGCCTGTCGTTCGCTCTAGCTCCCAATACCGCTCCCAGGCCTTGAGGGACTCGGGACTGTCCCGGTCTATGCCGAGAGCAGTCTGACGAGCCTCCTGAACGTCAAGATGCGGGCCTCGGCAGTAGATGTCGTAACCCATTCCAATTACCTCCTTGCGTTCGGTGTGACGATCACACCAGGGAGGGGAAACCCTCCCCGCTGGGATCAATCGTCCGGTCCTGGCGAGCCTGCGAATCGGCCCAGCCACTCATCGATCACGGAACCCATCTGTATCGCATGGACCAGTAGATCGTCGTAACTGGGTTGACGTTGCTTGGTGTTTACCGCTCGGTCGTAATCCAGCCATTCCACCGTTGTCTCTCGGGCAAATTCGACGAAATCCCAATAGGGCATCACGTACTCGCGTTCGTTGTTCTCAATCAAACTGACCCTCCTTGCGCGTGGTGGTACTTCCACCCGGAAACCCCCAAGCGTCGTGCTCTTGGGGGAAACCGGCTGACTGCACCTGCTCTCTACTTCAGGCGTCCAGCAAGTCGTACTCTCGATCCAGGTAGACCTGGTGGAGAGTCCATCCTTCCTCGTCCCACTGACGAATCTCCCGGTGAGCGTCGCACTCCCAGCAGTTCTCGGCCACGTCGTCGGGTCGCCCTGACGTGTGACCGAGGAAGTGCTCGATGAGCCACTTGGTCTGCTCCTCGAGAGTTGGCTCGATATCGGGTGGTCCCATCAGACGAAGGGAAGCCCGATGTCTGAGGAGTCGATCACGTCACGCAGCTGCATGGCGAGCTTCACCGAACCCTCGTTGCGAAGATCCCACCTGCCCTCGTCGCCCTGGGTGGCGAGGAAGCCGATGAACGGGATCACCAGATCCCTCATGGCCCCTTGCACCAGAGTGCGATGGTCGGTGGCGAGCTCCTCGGCCAAGACGTGGAGCGTGTGTGGGGTGAAGGAGCGGTTGATCAGATCGTGGATCTGCTTCGCCACCGCCTTCACCTCGGCGCGCTCCGAGTCGTGGAGATGAATTTCCATACTGACCTCCTTGTGGTCTGGTGCTGATTGCACCGGGGAAGCGCACCCGAGGATGCGCAACCCGCTGCCGTCAGCCCTCGCGAGCCTCGGTGATGATGCTGTCGATCTCGTCGGCCGCATCGCTGTAGGTCACGGCTGGCTCGTCGCCGGGATCGGTCCTGACTTGCTCCAAGATGCCGGAAATCCGGCCTCCTGCATTCATCAGATCGCTGATCCGGTTCCGCTGGTCGGTGTTCTGGGTCCGCAGAAGAGCGATGTCGTTCTCCTGCTGAGTCATCCGAGCCATCCGGTAGTCGTTGGACTCCTTCAGCTCGGTGATCTCGGCCGCAGCCCGGTTGATCGACTCACCCGCCTGGGTGATGATCCGGTCCTTGTCCGCACCCTCTGTGCGCAGAGCCTCGTTCTCCTCACGGAGAAGCTGGAGCGCAGCGTTGGCCACTTCCAGGAAGCCCTGGGACTCGTCCCGTTGCCGGGTGAGCTGATCGACCTGGCCCTGGAGCGCATCGACCGTCCGATTCGCCTGGAACAACTCGCTGTCCCGCTGCGACAACGTCACCTGGAGGTGCTCGTTCCGCTGGACGAACTCCAAAGCCGAGCCGTCCGACACATACACGAAGCGATAGTGCCCCTCGGCATCATCGCCCTCGGCTGGCCGGTACTCCTGGCCCTTCTGCATGTAGCAGAGGGAAGGGGTGTCGACGTCACCGATGTCGAAGTCGTCACTCGCCAGGTAGCCCAGGCGGTAGTGCTGTTCCAAGTCCTCGAGGTCCATCCCAACCTTCTCACGCACCACTCGGGAAACGGTCATGTGACCGTTCTCGTCGGTGGAAACGGAGAAACTGTCGGGCTGGGCCTCCCGAGAAACGTCAGCTAGATCGCTGAGCTCCTCATCGACACCCTCCGAGCGGGCACCGATGGCGGCGGCCAGATCCGTCTCACCAACCCTGATCTCCAGGGCCGTGATGAATCCGTACATGTTCTACCTCCTTGTGTAGAGAGGTGGCGCAGGAAGTCCGCGCTCACCGTGCTCGACCCAATCCGGAGAAATGGGCGCCGATGGGATCACACAAGGAGATTCCCATTCGATGTTCCCCGGCAGGCCGAGCACGCTGGGCACAGGCCGTGCGCACGTGTGGCACCAAGTGGATAAATGAAAAGACCCAAAGGGGCTGGCCGGCCAAGCTCTCTACCCCTGGCCGACCAACCCCTCCTTTCCTCAGTGGCTTGACTCATCAGGGCGTGGGGAGCCACCCCATCGCCGACACCCCCGAAGGGGTGTTTCGTCACACACCGCCAGTCAGCACCAGGTTCATCACGAACCAGAAGGCGAGCACCGGATACGGAATCCCATGCTCGCGATCCCGGTCGTTGATCGAACCGAGGAAGATGACTAGCCAGACCGCCCAACTGAGCACGATCAAAGGCCACATCAGCCTTTGACCGAGAGCAGGATCTTGCGCCGCAGGGAGTCCTGCTGGACTTCCAGGCGCCCGATTGCGATCCAGGTCCGATGCCCGAGGGATTCACGAGGAAACTCACGAGCACTGTTCTCCGCCTGGACGTCACGCAGACGAACCAGGCTTGCCTCGTTGAGCAGCATCTGATCGAGCATCTGCCCGACCTGCATCTGCGTCTCCGAGGGCTTGGTGGGCGAAAACGGCTGGGCCAACCCAATGAGGGGTGACCTCTCGCGTCGCTCATCCATTTCGATACCTCCTTGTAGAGAGCCGGTGGGAGAAACCCACCAGGGAGCGAGTGCTCCGTGGGCCTCTCACGAATGAGAGGCCGTCGCAGCGCTCAACCTTCTTTCATTGGGTCGGCAGGCGCTCCCATCCGGGAAGCGATCTGCCCTGTGGAGAGCCGGGTGCCGTCCATGTAGGAACGGCGCCCGTCGTCAAGGCGAACGTCGTACCAGCCACCGCTATCGGGGCCGGACTCGACATTCCCCCACTTCCAGTCGTAGTCGATGACCCGAAGGCCAATCGTGACTGGGGTGCCTTCCTGGGTGCGGGAGGGATCGGTCACGTTCATGAGGAACGATTCCGATCACGCACGTACCCAGAGCCGAATGCGGGAGCGTCGTCGCATCCCATCGGAGAGCAGTTGGTGTGATCGCCGTTGTCGTGGTCGGCCAGGGCGAGGAACCCGGCAAGGTCGCCGATTTCCCCATGGCCCCGGCAGTAGTCGATCAGATCGCCACAAGCCGGGCAACGGGCGTCATACGCCATATCGTCGAGGACTCGCAAGGTGCTGGCTCGTCTGAGTCTCAAAAGGAGAACTCGTAGAAACCGGCACGCTCCAACGTCTCCCGAGCGGCAGCAACGGGCGTCAGCCCATCGCTGAATAGCTCTGAGTAGTGAAGCTCCTGGGGGAGATCGCTGAGCGACAGCCCCTGGGAAAGTGCCTCGACCTTCTGCTCAACCCGGTTCATCCAGGTCGAAAAGTCCATGCTGGGCATGGATACCTCCTTGTAGAGAGCACCCAGGGAGAACCTGGGTGGGAGCCGATGACTCCAAACTCCCCTCACGAATGAGGGGAGATGCGCAGTCATCCAGCGCTATGCAGCCTTGGTCGCCTTCGACTTGGTCTCCTTCGCAGGAGTGGCCTCGGTCTTGGTCTCCTTCGCAGGAGTGGCCTTGACCTCGACCGGACGGGCGGCCTCGATGGCGGCCAGACGAGCAGCCTTGCTCGACTTCACGCCGTCGAAGTCCACCTTGAGAACGCCAGCCAGCTCGAGGAGCTGAGCAGCGGTGAGGGCCTTGACCTCGTCGACCGAGGGCCACGCAACGGCCTTCTTCGTCGAGGCTGCGGCAGCCTTGTTCTCGTCCATCACCCTCTGGATCTGGGTGGCGACGTCGCCCTCCAGCCAGGCGACCGTGGTCTCCAGCTGGTTGATGATCGACGTACCCAGCCCGTCCGCTCCGGTGGCCAGCAGAATCATCTTGATCTCTGCGGCCGCGTTGATGGCGCGGTTGGGGGTGAGCCGGAACTTGGCGTTCCTGGCCATGTAGTGGATCGCACTCATAGGTGCAATACCTCCTTGTGTTTCGCTTCCCCGGTGGGAAACGGCAGCGAGCTTCGCTGCGTACAAGGCACCGGTAGGAGGGAATCCATGAGAGATTCACACCGATGCCCTGTACGCAGCGCCCCCGAAAGGGCGCCGCTTACAAGGAGGAGGTAGTTGTTGGTAGAACCTGTCTCTCACCTGCCCGGACCCCTCTCGCTTCCTGTCCTACAACGGGGGGTTCCGGCGCTTCGCTTCTTCAGCTTTCACTTAATCCACAATCGGAATCTGATGCCCCACCCGAGATTTGAGTCTCGATGGTTTGCTCGAAAGCGGCATCCAGGGCTTATTTCTCTCGATGGCCTGAACGAGGTATCCCCCTCGCAAGGAGGGGGAGTTACCGGCTTACATGGCCCGAAGGCGCGTCTGAAGCTCTGCAACTACGCACCGAGTCCGCTTACCTGGACACCTCACGTCTTCTCGATCTGAGATGGTCCCGATCGGGCCGGTTCGGGGTGTCGGACGGGGAGGTGGGGCCTCGCAGGTTCCTGCCTCCATAACCGTCGTCTGTCCCTCGCCCTCGCTGATTCTGGCTTTCCTGCCCCCTCTGGGGGCGCTATCCAGGCGACGACGCCGGTACTCCGCTTGCCTACCGGGAAGATGTTCGCAGTGGGCTCGGATCGCCCCCTTCTTGAGGACCAACTGAGTGGGTCGGGACGACCCCCTAAGTCTAGTCGGTGACAGGTAACTTAGGGTAAGTTTCCGGTGGTATCTTTAGGGGGATTTTCGCGGTGTTCTCTGGGCAGTAACAGCGAAAGAGGAAACGCTCGATCGGCAATGCGAGGAAACCCTCCCGCTGGTAGGCAGATCAGGAAGCCCGCGCTCTGTCATGCACGAGGAAGCCCTCACTCTGCCAGGATCAGGAAGCCCTAGCGCTGACACGCACCAGCTGACACCCACTCTGAGTGGCAGTGACATCACTGAGCATGGTGGCACTGGCACCACTGGGGAGGGGTGACACTTGGCATGTCACCTGACACCAGCCCACCACCATGCCACTGACATCACGTACCGGGGAAGCGGTGGCACTGGCACTGGGGAAGAAGAGGAAGCCTGCTCACTGGCACTGACACACGCACCCACTGGCACCTGGCAGTAGGTGTCATTGGGCCCTTGGCAGTGGCGCCCGGCGGCGCTGGGCTGCCCGAAACAATTTCCGAAATGTTCTTGACTTTACCGAAACGTTCGCTATACTGAGGGTTGCGAGGTTGGAAACGCCGACCCGCAGAGAGGACGAGGCGACATGAGCGCTTCCCATTACGTAGCCGGACTCGACAAGGACGAGGACGGCAGGCTCAAGACCCAGCTACGGGGTTCCAGGGCCGTTAACGCCGCAGCCGAGATTCGGCTCATTACAGACGGTATCTACGCCGACCGGCTTTCCAAGGCCGTTCTAAAGCGGCTCAACGGATACGTCGAATTCCTGGAGGGCCAGCTTCCCGAGATCATCGCGGAAGCGAACCGGAAGGCGGCCAGCTAGGAACCGGGCATCGCACCCCTACCGGGTGCGATGCCGGGCCGGGTTGGACTCCCCACACACGTTGTCTGGGGTTTTTTTCGATTTCCCCGATCATTCGGTACAACTTTCCGCTCTAGGGTGCGTTGTTCAATGGGCGAACGCGGCCCTGCGCCACTTCCAATCGAGCGTCACCGAGCACTCGGGAACCCTTCCCACAAGTCCTTGCCGGATACGGGGCTGGTGCTGGCTGCTGTGGCCCGGAACGCCGAGCCTCCCCGTCAGCTTGGTCGGCCCGGACAGGATCTTTGGGACCGGGCCCTCGGACACACTCCCTGGCTCTCGGAGTCGGATCTTGAGCTGTTGCTGATCATCTGCGAGGCCCTCGACGAGCGGACCTTGCTCCGGGCCTCGGTCCTGGCGACCAATGACACCGGCTCCGATCGACGGGCCTTGCGTGCGCTCGACGAGGAGATTCTGAGGGGGATGGCCCATCTCGGATGGTCGCCTGCGGCCCGGACGAGCTTGGCTTTGGGCGAGGTGGCCGTGAGGCGGGGGCTGAATGACCTGGAGGAGATTGGAAGCTCCGCCTCGGTCCAAAAAGAGGTGATTTCCGTTGACGGTTGAGGCCCCGTCGATGGTTCTGCCCCGATATCGCACCCCCTCCAAATACGAGAACACCCGCGGCCCGCTAGTCACCCGATTCGCCGAGTCACTCCTCACGGTCCCGAAAGGCCCCCGAGTCGGCCAGCCGCTCCGCTACCTGAATTGGCAACGATGGCTCCTCAACGAGGTCTTGGAGGTCCGGGACGACAACCTCTTGCGCTACCGGAGAGGTCTTGTCGGGGTCTCCCGGCAGAATGGAAAGTCGATCATCGGCTCCGGCCTCGGCCTCGAGCACTTGTTCAGCCCCACTCCCGGCTTGGAGGTCTATTCGTGCGCCGGGGATCGGATGCAGGCGCGGATCGTCTTTGGCGAAGCCAGACGCCAGGTCCTCGCCAGCGAGACACTGTCGAAACTCGCCAGGGTGTACCGGGACGCGATCGAGGTCTATGCGACCGGCAACGTGTACCGGATTCTCTCGGCGGATGCCAAGCTCGCCCAGGGCCTCTCCCCATCACTGGTGATCTTCGACGAGGTTCATGTCCAGCCCAACTCGGACCTGTGGGACGCGATGACGATGGGAACCGGGGCCAGGGAGCAACCGCTAGTCCTCGGGATCACTACGGCTGGCGACGACCCGGAGAGCTTATGCGGGCAGCTGTACGAGTACGGCGTGAAGGTGGCGACAGGAGAGGTCGAGGACGACGAGTTCGGGATGTGGTGGTGGGAGCCCAGCGACGGCGAGAAAGCCGAGATCGACGACCGGGAGGCATGGCGCCAGGCTAACCCGTCCCTGGTCGAGGGGGTCACGTTCGAGTCGGATATGGCGATGGCCTCTCGCCAGAGCCAGCCGATCGCCTTCCGCCGCTACCGGCTCAACCAGTGGTTCCGCCACGGCGGGGCGGGGTGGATGGATATGGCGGCTTGGGACGAGGCGACCAGTCCGCAAAAAATCAAAGACGGCGAGGAGGTGCTCCTCACCTTCGACGGCTCGGTGGACGAGGACGCCACCGCCCTCGGGATCGTGACGATGGGCGACGACCCCCACTTCGACCTGTTGGCGGTGTGGGAGCCGGACGACTCGGACGAGAACTGGCAGGTGCCCCGAGACGAGGTGGATGCCGCGATCGAGGATGCCTTCTCCCGCTTCAAGGTGTACCGGCTGATGGCGGACCCGGCGTATTGGCGAACCGAGCTCCAATTCTGGGCCGACAAGTACGGGTCGCGAAAAATCTTGGAGTGGCCTGTCACCAACTCCCGGATGGGTCCGGCGGTGGCCGAGGCGTACAAGCGCATCAAGGACCAGACCATCACGGTCGGCGACAGCCCGACCCTCCGGCGCCACATTGCGAATGCGGTGGTGAAAGACCTGGCCGGGGGCCTCTACACCATCAAGAAGGAGAAAAAGGGGTCGAGCAAAAAGATCGACGCGGCAGTCACCTTCGTGATTGCGATCGACGGCCTCGAGAGATACAACAAGCGCCCGAAACGTACTCTGCGCTCGTTCTGATGCTGAAGCCGTGTCGCACTGTTGGCTGCCCCGAGCTGGTGGAGCGGGGGGAGAGCTTCTGCCCTGCACATGTGCCGGCTCCGTGGGAGGGGTCGAACTGGCGGGCCAACCTCGACGTCCCACGCAAGGAGTACGACCGGATACGGCGCAAGGTGATCCGGCGGGCAAAGGGGCGGTGCGAGCGGTGCGGCGGAGTTGGCAAAGAGGCCAACCACAAGATCCCCCGGTCGGCGGGAGGGGCGACGACGATGGAGAACTTGGAGTGGCTGTGCTCGGACTGTCACGCTGCTGAAACCGCCCGCATCCAGCGCATTCGATAAGGTGGGAAACTTCTATGGCCCTGTCTGATACTGAGTGGCTGTCCCGGCTGCTTCGCCAATGGCAATACGACGTGCTGCTGCGTCGAACCTGGAACGCCCTCTACGACTCGACCCAGCCCCGGCGCGACCCGGTCCCGCAATACCGGGCGGCTTACGAGCGAATCCTGATGATGAGCCGGACGCCCTGGGCGCGGCTGGTGGTGGATCTGACCGAGGAGCGACTCAAGGTCCAGGGGTTCCAGTTCGGCGAGGACGACCCGAACGACCTGCTGTGGGAGTTGTTCCGGCGCAATCAGATGGAGGCGATGCAGTCGGTCGTCCACCGGGAGGCCGTCACCACCGGGACGAGCTACGTGTCGGTGTGGCCTGCGGCCGACGACCCTTCCCAGCCCAAGATCCGGGCCGAGTCCTCCCTCAACACCACTCACGAAAACCAATCCGGGGATCCACAGACAGTCGCCGCCGCCCTGAAGGTTTGGCTAGACACTGCCTCGGGGGAGGCCCGGGCCAACCTCTACTTCCCGGATCGGGTCGTCCGCTTCGCCACCCAGGTCACGACCTCGGAGATAGCCACCATCGACATGTACTCGGAGGCGTTCGCCATGCGGGGTGGGTGGCTACCCATCTCGGAGGTGGGCCACTCCTACGACATCGTCCCGATGGTCCCGTTCGTGACCCGGCCCGACTACCGGGGCTACGGGCGCTCCGACCTCCGGGACATTGCCGAGATCATCGGCCGCATCGAGTACCTGACCTCGAACACGCTCCTGGCGGTTGAACTCGGGGCCCTTCGCCAAAAGTGGGCCTCGGGGCTGGAGATACCGACCGACCCGGACGGCAACGAGGTGGAGCCGTTCAAGGTGGCCCTCGATCGTCTATGGATATCAGAGGACCCCGACACAAAGTTCGGGGCCTTCCCCGCCACCGACATCACCCCCTACCTGAAAGCGATATCCGATGCCATCGGTCAGCTATCCGCCGTCTCACGCATCCCTCCGACGTATTTCGTCCAGACCGACCTCGCCAACCCGCCCTCCGCAGCCTCCCTCGAAGCGTCAGAGACAGGCCTTATCAACAAGATCGGCGAACGCCAGGTGGGGTACGGCGACTCGTGGGAGTCGGTAGCCCGGCTGGTGATGAAGGTGGCGGAGGTGGAAGCTCCCGAGGATTCCCTCGCCACTCTCAACGCCCTGTGGAAAGATCCCCGGACCCGCTCCGATTCCCAGACGATGGACGCTGCCTCCAAGATGCAAGCGGTCGGGGTGCCGTGGGAGACGATCATGGAGTTCATCGGCTTCACGCCTGAGGAGATTGCTCGGATGGAAGGACAACGCGCCGCTGATGTGTTCCAAAAGCTGATGCAAGGTGCGATAGTGGGACAGGCGCCCCCCGGATTGAGTTCCCCTGGAATCCCCCCCACTTCTCAGACCGGCGGGGCGCCCCCTGGCGTGAACGGTGGCTGAGGTATCGCCGCTGGTCCTCGACCGGCTTGCCCTCGCCCACCACTACGCATTCACCCGAATCCAAGAGGCTGCGATCGCGGCGGCGACTGCTCTGTGGCTCGAGCTCGCCTCCAACTCACTCACGGACGAGGAGCGGTGGGTGGCCGGCTTGTGGTCGGTCATCGAAGGCTCGGCTCGGGTTTCTTCCTACGAGGCAGCGGCCTACCTCCAAGCCCAGCTCGACTACACCGGGATCGCCCCCCGGCTCCCCGCCCCGAATCTGGACTGGCTCCGAGAGGACTTCGACGCCTGGTCCGTTACGCCGATACGGGAGGCCGTGAGGCGGCTGTCGACGGAGCCGGATTCGGCTTACGAGGTGATCATCCGGGAGACGGTGCCGATGGTCCGAAAACTCACCGACACCGTTCTCCGGACTGTCGAGCTTCAGACCGTGGACGATCTGGTGGCCAGCCCGGCCTTCGCTGCCTCCACCACGTTCGTCGGCACGCGCCCTGAGGAACAGTTCCGCCCGCTGACGACGGGAGAGGCCCGCATCCTGGCCGACCGGCTCAACGGGAAGAAGATAACCAAGCAGTACCAGCGAGTCACCCAGGCCGGGGCCTGTGGGTGGTGCCAGGTCGTAGCCTCCCGGCTCTACTCGTATGGGGCGACTCTCCGGGGCGAGGGGTGGCACGATCGATGCCGGTGCACGTGGCGGGAGGTCACGCCCGACGAGGCGAGCACGTGGACGAATCCCCTCTCCGGTGACTGGCGAGAGGTGATCAAGGAGCGGGCCGACGTGCCCGAGACAGGAGATAGCGAATGACGACAGAGGGAACACCACCTCCCGACCCGACCCCCGATCCTGAGGATGAGGGGATCGACGACCCGGCCAAGCTGAAGAGCCTGTTCGACAAGAAAAAGCAGGAGAACAAGAGCCTCCGCACCCGAGCCACCAGCGCTGAGGAGCGGGCGACCAAAGCGGAGAAAGAGCTGGCCACCTATCAGCAGCAGACGATGACCGACACCGAGAAGATGATCGAGGCGGCCAAGAAGGAGGCCACCGAGGAGGTCGATGCTCGCTACCAGGTGCTCCTCAAGACCGAGCGCCTTCGGGCACGCTCGGCAGGCAAAGTCAACGACCCCGACGACGCGATCCGGCTCTTGGACCTGGATGCGCTCTCCCTCGACGACGAGGAGGGGATGGATAAGGCGATCGACGCCCTCATCAAGCAAAAGCCCTACCTTGCCGCCAAGTACACGGTCCCGACCATCGACCAGGGGCCGCAGGGCAAAGAGGTTCAGGGCAAGGAGGACGGGAACACATGGTTGCGGAGGGCGATCGGCGGAGGGCAGTGACCGCAGCCGAGGCATTGCTCCAGGCGATTGTCCTGGAGCCGGGGGACGTGGTCGCCTTCCATCTCGGGGAGAATCCTTCCCAAGAGTTCATCGACGCAGCGAAGGCAGCGGTCCTTGAAGCGTGGGGCGACGAAGTTCCGGTACTTTTCGTGGCCGGGCCAACGGTCGTAACCATCGTCCGAGGGGTCGAGAGGGAACTTTAGGGCTACATGCCCAGGGCCACAGGCCCGTAGGCCGATGTTTCCTCGATCACTTAACCTCGGGTGCGGAGAGTTCGGAATCTTCGTTAGAGAGGGCGTGAGGGGCCTTAGAACGTGTTTCGTCGCTCTACCGGGTCCGAAATAGGCTATCTTCCCCTCTCAGGAGCGATCCGGCCTTCGATCGGTGTCCCTGCGACGGTATCGGGCCTCAGATGCGATCACTTCACGATGCGAGCCCTTGCGGCGGTCGAGAGAATTGTCCCTCTATGTCGTAGGAGGCTCGCGAAATGGCGAACCCAGTCATCATCGACCGCCCGGATCTTTCGGTAACCGTTCCGCCAACCCCGGCAGGAACCTCCGGCCTGATCCCCGTCGGTTATTCGACTTCCATCATCCAAGAGGCTGTGGAGAGTTCCATGGCCCTGGCATCCTTTCGCCGGGTGAATATGCCCAACGGCGCCCAGGTGCTGCCCGTCCTCGACGTGCTGCCTGTGGCGAAGTGGGTGACCGGCGAACCGTCCTCGGGAGGCTCCCAGGCGGGAAAGAAGAGTGTCACCCAGCAGCAGTGGAAGGGCATCAACCTGATCGCAGAGGAGATTGCGGTCATCGTCGTCATCCCCGAGGCAGTCATCGAGGATGCCTCGATCGACCTGTGGGCCGAGGTCACGCCCCGGCTCGGTGAGGCGATTGGCTATGCCATCGACTCGGCGGTGTTCGCCGGGACCAACAAGCCTGCCTCCTGGCCCGCGGCGATCATCCCCGCCGCCACCGCTGCCGGTCACGTCGCCACCGGAGCGGGCACCATCCCCGATCAGACCGACTTCAACGAGGCGATGGGCTTCGTCGAGATGGACGGGTACATGCCCACGGACGTCTACTCCGCGGTCGCCATGCGCGCCGGGTTCCGGGGCTGGACGATCAACGGCATCCCCGTCTACCTGTCGGACTTCCGGGACGACGGGCGGGTGGACTCGGTGTATGGCCTCCAGATCCGGTACGACCGGACGGGCGCCCTCGGCACCGCCGCCAACAAGACCTTCGCGGTCGTGGGTGATGCGAGCTACGCCATCTTGGGCGTCCGCACCGACCTCCAGTACAAGGTCTTGACCGAGGCGACGCTCGACGTGTCGGCTGCCGGTGACGGCTCCGAGCTGGTGTCCCTGGCGCAGCAGGACATGGTCGGCCTCCGGGTGCGTGGGCGCTTCGCCTTCGCCGTGGCCAATCCGGTCACGTACCTCCAGCCCGCCTCGGCCAGCCGCTACCCCTTCGCCGCAGTCAAGGGCGCGTGATACTCCGGTGAAAACAGGGGGCGCACTCATCCTGCGCCCCCCACCGGATAGGAGGTTTTGAGATGCCGACGCAACTCGGGATCAAGGACAACAAGCGCTGGCTGTATGCGAGCGGCGTGACGGACCCGGTAGAGCCGGAGGGCTTGCAGGCCACCCAACACGAGGGATCACCCACCTCGGGGTGGCTCAAGGGCGACATTCAGGCGTGGCTCACCGACAACGAGATCGAGTGGGATTCGGGGATGACCAAGGACGAGCTCTTGGCCCTGGTCGACGAGGAATGACGCTCCCGGTCTACGCACTCCCCTTCGCCTCCACCAAAGCCGTATCCCCGGTAGTCGTCCGCGAGGGCGACACCAAGCCGGTTGTGGTGGTGACGATGGTGGACGGGGAGGGGGCGGCGGTCGATTCGGCGGAGTGGACGGCCACTCTCGAGCTGGTCGACGCCACCTCCGCCGAGACTTCGATCCCCGGTCAGTACGACACCGAGGTTTTCGCCTGGTACTTCCCCTGGGCGGCTGCCCCGGCTGAGGCCGAGCTACGCACCGAAGTCAAGATGGAGCTTTCTCCGGACACCATCCACTATCCCGGCCCTCGGGTCTATGTCTATGACCCGGCGAGCCTGTGGGCCGATCCCCAGACCGTGATCGCGCTGACCGGTGGGGCGTACTCGACCGACGAGGCGGTGGTGGCGATCCTGGTGGCTACCGAAGCTGTGAGGGCGTGGGCGACGGTGCCGGTCCCATCTCCTGTACCGGATTCCGTGCGGGGGGCGGTGGCGATCCTCGCTGCCCGCGTCCTCACGTTGCCCCCACCCGGCTCCACCGAGGCCATCCCCATCCTCTCAGAGCGGATCGGGGATTACTCGGTGCGCTACGGCGACGCCGGGCGACTCACCATCGCCGGGACGGAGGCGGAAGGGCTTTTGGCCTGGCTCCATCCCGGGGTCTACCAAACCGACATCGGACCCAAGGACGCGAGCCTCCACTCTGTATCTTTGGACCCGCCACCGGTCATCGTCGAGGAGGTTGTTCCGTGAGTTCGCTCTACAAGGGTCTGGCCGTGCCGGACTACACCGACTCGTCCGACGCGCCGCTCGCCTTCCAGCAGTTCATCGACTCCGGGCCGATCCCCCGCTTCGCCAACGCCACGGCTCGCAACGCTGCGATCACGGCTCCGATCCAGGGTCAGGTGATCTACCGGCTCGACACGAAGGTGATTGAGATATACGACGCCACACCTCCGGCGGCTTGGAAGTCGGTCAACCCCCTCATCCCTCCGGCCCACTCCCACGGCAACAGCCAAATCCAGAGCGGGATCGACGGGGCCAAGCTCCTCAACGATTCGGTCCCGGTATCCGGGGCGTCGAACAAGCTGAAGGGGGTGATCGAGAGCGCCAATCTCCCCAACACCATCCTCTACAAGAACAACGCCTCCGAGCAGCTGCTGGCGGGAGAGATCCGACTTCCCAACGGACAGGCTTCGGTGCCTTCGCTCCAATTCGGGGTTCAGGATGCCGGGTTCTTCCGCAACCCGACCGGCGGGGCCATTGGGCTTGCCTTCGCCAACGCCCTCCATTGGGAGTTCGACCCTGCGGGGAGCTTCGGGACGGCCAGCTTCTCGCTCGACGTCGCCAACTACGACGTTCCCCAGATTGGGATGAGCCGGGCCCAGAACCGGATGGTGGCGGTCGCCGCCGATGGGCAGGCGGGGATCTTTGGGCGCAACACTCCTGGTGGGGCACTCGACTTCCGACTCGATGGGGTCCAGAAGGGAACCATCTCCGTCAGCACCTCCGGGGTCACGTATGGAAGCCAGTCCGATGAGCGCCTCAAGGACCAGATTGCCGACCTCTCCCCCGAGGAGGCCAACGAGAAGGTGATGGGGTTGCGGCCTCGCACCTTCGTGTGGCGGGAGGATCAGTCAAGGAGCATCGGCCTGATCGCCCAGGAGGTCCAAGAGGTCTACGACGAGCCGCTCAACATCCCCGCCGACCCCGAGGAGTTCTGGATGCTCGACTATGCCAAGTTCGTCACGATCATCCTGAAACAGGTTCAGGAGCTGACCGAGCGGGTCGGGGCGCTGGAAGGAGTCTGATGGGAGCGCACGAACAAGGAGAGCAGGTCGATTCGGATTTCGGCCAGGTGGAGGACGAGCGGGCTATGACCGAGGAGGAGTTCCGCATCCGCGAGCTAGAGCAGATGGTCTCCGCCCAGGGGAACTTCATATCCGCCGCCCAACAGCGGATATTCGCCCTCGAAGTCGAAATCGTGAACCTGATGGCGGGACATGGCCACACCGATTGACCGCCTCCTCACCAAGCCGATCGCCCTGGTATGGCGCACCCCCTCGGGCGACGAGGACGAGTGGGGATCCCCGGTGCTCACCGAGGTCATCACCCAGACCAAGTGCTACGTGCGGCAGCGGAGGACGACCGACGCCTCGGAGGAGGGCACCGTCCTCTCCGAGCATTGGGAGGTCTTTCTGCCCGCCGACACCCCGATCCAAGCCTGGGACGCGGTCGAGTTGGACGGGGAGCGGTACGAGGTGATCGGGGCGCCCGACCACGAGTGGAACGCCCGACTCGGCGAGGTCAACCACATCACGATTGCCATTGCCCGAGGCCGGCCATGAACGTCCACGCCACCGTCGCCTGGCGGACCAAAGCCTCGCCGATGGAGCTGGGGGCGTTCTTCGCCGGTCCCGCCACCTACGAGCACATCGAGGCCCTGGCCTTTGCGGTCGTCGACGAGGCCGAGGCGATCTTGGGCGGGGTGTCCCAGCCCAAAGGCGAGGACGTCCACACCGCCGTCACCGAGTCGGCCGCGGGCAAGAGGATCTATTGGTCCACCGACCCCGATGCAGTGGCGAAGCGGCTGCTGGTGAAAGAGCCGCAGGCTTGGCCCCTCCCCGCCCGAGGCTCCAACCCGGCCTCGGTGCAGCTGATCGGCCTGGTCGTCGCCGACCACCCCAACTCGGAAAACTTCCAGTACGGCTTGGACGGGTTCCCCGTCACCCGGTTCTTCACCGGGGCGTTCGCCGCGGTTGCCTCCCGAACCGATGCGACTTGGGAGGTGGCCGACGCATGATCACCCAACCCGGCCCCGGCATCATCGACGTTCACGGCCTCTTGGTCCGCGAGCTCCGGGACAACGAGGCCCTCACCGCCCTGGTCGGTGCGCGCATTTATGCGCGGAAATACCCAGATCGAGTCACTCTCCCGGCCTGTCGGATCAACTACCCCAACGCCGACGCCATGGCTCAGCCAACCCTCCAGTGGTTTACGTATGATGGCCAGGTCGATGTGCACGCAGACACGCACATCGTGGCATCAGGGATTGCCGCAGTGCTACAGACGGCGCTGTTGGCTTTGGAGAATGCGACCTACCCCGAGGGGGTGGTGTCGACGGTGGAACCCTTCGGGGTTAGGAGTGGTTTCGATGCGGAGTGGACGCCGCCGAAGCCACATTGGATCGTCTCGGCCCGCATCAGGGCGTCGGGACCATAGAGAAAGGCGGCCACTGTGCCGAACGCATTGCTAGGCAGCGAGGTACGCGTTGCCGGAGCGGGTCACGTGTGGGCCGCTCCAGAAGGGGCCGCCGTTCCTGGCGACCTGACAGCCCCCCCACCCGGTTTCGTAGACATGGGCTATGTCACGACCGATGGTGTGGGATTCACCTTCTCGCGTGAGAGCGAGGATCTCGACGCCTGGCAGGGCGACAAGGTCCGAGTCCTCTCATCCCGAGAGCCGATGACGCTGACGTTTGCCCTCATGCAGACCAACGCCGACTCGATCCTCCTGGCCCTCGGGGGTGGGGCCTTCTCCGAACCCTCACCGGGAGTGTTCGAGTACCTGCCGATCGCGGGCGAGAACCTGGTACGGACGCTCATCGTCGATTTCGCCGATGGTGATCTCAACTACCGCTACGTCATCCCCCGCGCCCAGGTCGAGGGTGACGTGACGTGGACGCTGGTCCGCACCGACGCCCTGACCTACCCGATCACGTTCGGGGTCTTGGCCAACGAGCCGAAGTACCGCATCGTCTCCGACGACCCGGCCATGGGCGAGGGATCGCTCCCCGGCGCCATCGGCGGAGGAGGCGGAGGCGGCGGAGCCACCGCTTCGATCGAGGCGGCACCGACCGCAGGCCCCACCGGAGAGCCAGACGGGAGCCTCATCGTGGACTCCTCGACCGGCGACGTGTGGGTGGTTGTCGGCGGCAACTGGACGGATTCGACCGTCGCGGTCGCCCCGATCCCGGCCAACGTCGGCCTCACCACGGTTGCCCCCACCACCACTCCCCCGGCGGGAACGTGGGTGGCGGACGATGTCGTGTGGCACGACGACGGGTCGAGTTCCTACAAGGCGTTCGTCTACAACGGGACCACCTGGGCCGCAGAGCCAGCCTCAGACGTTTCGACCGTCTGATCGATGTCCATTCGGGCGGGGAGTTGGAGGGATTACTTCTCTCCACCTTCCCTGCCCGTCTGGTCGCCACCACCACAGGAGAAAGACATGCCCGCACCGACGTTCACCGTCGAGTTCCTCGACGGACGGACCGAAAAAGTGAAGCTGACGCCTCGCGCCCAGGTCGATTACGAAGCCGCAACCGGCAAGCCCCTGACGGGGATGGGAGGCGGGGATCGCCCTGTCTCGGAGATGTACGAGCTGGCGTGGTACGCCGCTGGGAAGCCGGATACGTTCGACGCGTGGTTGGACGGCCTCGAGGCCATCCTCAGCGAGGATCAGCAGGAGGCCGAGGAGAGTGAAGCCCGCCCTACCTGACCCGGAAGGTCATCCAAATTGCGATGCTCACCGGGTTGTCGGTCGAGGACTTGTTGGCGTCCGATCTCGCCTTCGAGATGGCCCTCGACGAGTTCAAGTACCAGTGGACCCAGGAGCACGAGCTTCTGGCCTCCATCTTCGACCAGCTGAACGCGCTGACCCGCGTCATGTTGCAGGCGTATGGGGCGAAGAACATCGGCAACTTCGTGCCCTATCCCCGACCGGAGCGAAAGACCTCAGCACCTGCCGCGGTGCCTACCAACGTCGTTTCGTTCGGCCAGTTCAAGGACATGATCGGGAGGGACTGAGCTAGTGGCGAGCCTGGGTTCTCTCGTCGCCACGATTCGGGTCGATGTTGGCTCGGCGATAGCCGACGTCAATGCGGTCGCCAACGCCATCCAGCGGTCGTTGGCTGGGGCGCTCTCCACGGTCGGGACCAGTCTCGGGGGCGAAGCCTTCGCCGGGATGCGCCAGGCCACCGAGCAGGCGGCGGCGGGAATGGCTCGGGTGGCCCAGGAGGCGGCTCGGGTCAATGTCGAGGTGCGGGAGGGCACCGGACTCATCTCGTCGTGGGACGACTACCTGCGGGTGGCGG